TTCTAAGACCTCTTGCTTTAAATCCAGCAGGAAGGTTGGCTAGAGTTCCTGCATCTATTAGTTGTCTAAGAGCCGCAGTTGCAGTTTTAGACAAACCGCCGATCATGTGAATAAGTCCGAATCCGTAGAAGCCCAATCCTGGTAAGAATTTGTAGTGAACGAAATATTGAGTCTTTCTTTTTAGAGGATCATTTGGATCGTAGTTTCTACGGATTGACAAAACTTTGTTTGATGTTCTATCAACAGTAATTATATAAGGAATGTGCATGCCGTCGGGATCTTCAAATCCTGGTATGTCCATGGACACATGAAACTCCAAGAGTTCATACATCATTTCTGTTGCACCACTAGCGGAAACACCTTCGAGATCGTCCACTTTGTCTTGAGGTTTACTTTCTATGTTTGTCTCGGACGGTTCAATTGGTATGTCTCTGTAAAATCCTGCGAGTTGTTGCGCACGAATTTCGTTGTATGTCATTTTGACAATGTGTGTTACGCGTTCGCAAGTCTCAATGTCGCTTGCTGTGTACGGAACAACTAAATCTTCTGTTGGTACAAAGGTGCTGACCGCTCTTTGTTTGCTTGGATCAAAATAAACTTTCTTAAATGCGGACCCTGCAAGAGGTAAATAGAACAATAATTGGTCCATTTCAGGGGTATATTCCTGCATTTCGGTGGTTATTTGGTAATTCATGTACTCTTGAACACGCTTTGCTTGCGCTTCAATTTCAGGTGTTTCCATGCCCATAACACGAACTTTTACAGGTCCTTTTGAGGGTAAAAGCTCTTTAAACGCTTGTGCTTGAAATTGAGTAACTGATTCTGCTAGGAGGGGGTGGGTAACACCGCTTGCTCCGGGAAATGGACGGTCCCGATCTTCGTATTTAAAACCAAGTAAGTCTAGTCCTTCGACATAGGTTTGTTCCCATTCACCACGACTTGCATGATCTTCGTCAAAGTCTCCAACTAAATCATTGGCAATCAGTCCTAGTTCGCTTTCTTCTAAATAATCTGCTAAGTTTGCGTCAAATGGAATTTGATCCATGAAATCCATTTGCATTTCTTCTGGACTAAAATCTACTTCCGCTGTTCCGTCTTCTGCAAACATGACCGAAGCACCGTTGTCCATGGACATTGGTTCTTCGATTTCTACTGTTTGACCAGACTCAACTTCTAAGTCGATTAGATCAGAAATCCGATCTATGTTTGTTGGCTTGTTGTCGCCTATTGCCATTAGTTAGTCCTCTGCTTTGGGTATAAAGAACACTGTTTATTCCCTAGTAAACGCCTGTAAACTTAATGCCGCGTAGTGCTGCGCCTTTGCCTCTTGATTTACCTTTGCCTGCGCCGGGCTTTGGCCCTTTGCTGGTTGCTACGGTTTTTTGTTTTGCGTAAGGAACAAATCCTTGGTCCTTGATCTTTTCGCCTTTGTCCATTTCAATTCCTCTTAATAATATTCTCTGATTCTGCGAGGCTCGTTGTCCTGCATATCATAGTCTGATTCTAAACCAATAAATCCCCCTTGTCGATAGCGCAAAAGAGCCTGAGTAGTTGAGTCTACCAAATCGTCGTGATCTCCGAAAGGAAATGCTGCACATTCTTCGACGAGTTCTTCCGCCCAACGCGTTTCCGGCACATAAACCATGCCCGATTCGAGTATGGGTGCAACCGAGTTTACACGCGCAATCTTGTCTTGCCCTTTTCCTGGAGAATAGTTCACAACAGGTATGCCCGCTTGACGCAATTCATCGGTGAGTGGCATACCCGATGCCTTTGCTTCGATGATAATTGTGTCTGGTTCCCAGTAACTATACTGATCGTATGCGACTCTTTTAAGTTCTGGAAAGTCCCACCGCCCTTTTTTGCAGTCCAGTAGCAACAAACAGGGTCGATGAGAGCCTTCTTCGGGATGAAACACGCACCAAGTCGTAATTGCAGAGTAATCTGCTGTTTCTTTTTTAGAAAACGCCGTATCGTAGCTCTGAATGACGTAGTGCATCTGCGGAACCTCTTTTTTGCTCCAAGTATTCCACCATTCTCGCTTTAGTATCGCTCCTTCTTCTGAAGTAGGGTTCTGCATCCACTGTGCTTCCCATTTGGATACCGGAATGGACGCTTTTACGCCTTCCAGTTCTTCGATCTTCCAATAACCGGGCCATAAAGGTTTGTTTGACTCTGGAAAAATGGCTGGAAACTCCACAACTTCCCACTGATCTGCGTGATCTTGCGTCTGTTTTGCTAATAATCTGCCTGTTAAGTCCTTGGTCGACCATCTTGTCATCACAATTACGATAGCCCCACCGGGTTGTAGACGTTGCCGTGGTCCAGAGCTGTAGTATTCCCATGCGTTGTCCAAGGCCGTTGGACTTAAAGCGTCTTGTTCCGAGTGAATGTCATCGAGAACTAGCAAATCCGCACCCCGTCCAGTCACGGCACCGCCGATACCTGAATAAAACGCTTCGCCCCCACCGCTGGTTTCCCAACGTCCTGCCGATTTGCTGTCTGCTTTAAGCGCCACCCCTGGAAAAACTGCTTGATATTCTTCAGAATCAATCAAGTCTCTGACTCTTCGACCAAAACGAAAAGCCAGTTCTGCTGTATGTGTGATTTGCATGACTTTGAGTTTTGGGTTTCTACCTAAAATCCATGAAGGAAAGTATGTGGATGCAAACTCACTCTTTGTATGACGAGGAGGCATGTTAATAATCAAACGTTTTAGTTCGCCACGAGCAACTTGTTCAAGTTTCTCAGCGAAAATCTGATGGTGGCGTCCTTCAATAAAGTCGGGCCACATGTGTTTGACATACGTCAGAAAGCTTTCTGCGCCATTGCGTTGGAGTTGTTTGGTGCGTAATGCCTCTGTCAATTCAATGAGTTCTTTCGTTGCGTCCGGGTATTGCTCCGCCAAACGTTCCAAATCAATATCCATAGTTAACCACTTTTTTTTCTGCGAAACAATTCTAATCTTATTTTATGTTTTACTTTTGGCTTGGTGTTTTCTTTTTCAAGCGCTTCTAATAGGTCCTTGGTCGGTGTTCCTCTCATCCAATGATGCACCACCGTAGTCTTTCCAGTCCTGCGATCATAGTTTTTTTCTGAGGGTTTAAATTTAATTGGCATTTTCTTTGTTGTGTACTATGTTTTTGCACCACCAATAAAGCTCACCTTCTCCCAGCGTGTGTTTTATGGTGTTGACTCTTTGTGTCACTAATTGCACGTTGCCTATTATATATCCTTTGTTAGAATCTTTTCTATCAATACTGGCATTAAGATCCTGTCGTCCTTCGCCTCCATGCCACGTCATAAACACACCTGATAAAGCACAACATCCTTCTTGTTTGTGCCACAGTTTATTTATGTGGTCTATATCAATATCCCATTCCATATCTACTCTTGCTGTTTTTAGTTTGTGATACACCACAGCGAGATAGGATTCCGGCGTATGATTCCTTGCAACGTTTCTTTGAAAAGAGGTGCACCGTTTGCAGACATTACGTTTCTTGGTGTATTCCGATTGTGGAAGTGTCCGATTACAAGTGATGCAGATTTTTTTCATATATAAAATTTGACGGTGGCCCAGGGACTCCTAACCCTTTTTGTTATATAAGGGGGGTTGCAAAATGTCAAATTTTCTGGATATTCTGTGCCTGTCTGTTTTCTGCTCTAAAGATAAAGATAGACAAGCTAGCAAATGGGGGGGTTCCCCCTTACTCCCATTTGCTAGCTTGTCAGGGGCGCCCTGAGAACAAACTAGCGTGAGTTTAAGAGCCTTTGTCCGTCGTTGTTGGTTTGATTACCATGTACGCTCGGCAAAGGCTCTAAGGCTTGGACAACCTATTGTATGCGCCAAACTCTAAGTCCTTCTTTAGAGAAGCGACTTGTGCATTCACGGTTGAGACTTGTAAATTGTCGTCTTACAGCCCCTTTCAGTTGTACATACTTTGATCCTTTAGGTGTTTGGATCATGTGATCGGGTGCGATAAAAGAATCACCTACCTCCATACTCTGAATCATCTTCTTTTCATCAGAACTCAAGACGCCACCGAGATGGCTACGAGGACAATAGGTTATTGGAACACCTTTATCTATTTTAATGGTGGAGGGACTTTCGTCCCTCTCCATTTGCTCGATGTGTAGGTCAGACATTTTCATTCTGCACCTCCGAACAACTGATTGTGTTGATCTAGGTTATGTTGAAGCAACCCTTCACGAAGCGCATTCTTGATGTCGCGGAGTCTCATCGTCTCCTCATCAGATGCTGTTCCGTTTCGTTGGTTAACCAACAGTTTGATTAGCCCCATGATGATCTCTACATCTTGTGATGAGATGTCAGCAGTAAGAGCCATGACAGGTATGTCGTTTTGGTTTGTTATATCTTGTGGCATATTAGCCTCCCTTTATTATTAGTTACATATACTATTCTAATGATTGTATAGTATATGTCAATATATATCCTATATTATATGCTTGTTTTTATACAACAGAGGTTGTTTTTATACAACAGCGTTTGGTATTGCATCTATGGGATAAGTTTGATAGTCTTATATATGAACTTAACAAAGGAGGACAATATGTCACACTTAGAACACTTAGAAGCCGAAGAGAAGATCTACGAAGAAGTCTGCTCTGATACTTCAACCGAAATGCAAATCAAAATCAACGCTGTAATGATCTCGTTTAAATGTGATCGTGATGAAGCAATTGACATGATTGCCGAAGCAACCATTAACGAATGGAGGAATCAGCAATGATGGAGTTTGCTATAACCACAGCGGTGCTTGTCGCTATTTGTGGAATACTTGCAACAAAGGATTAGTCCCCTAATAGTTCACCACAATCTGTTGCAAGTAGGAACGCCCTCGAAAGAGGGCGTTTTTTTTTCGCCCGCCAGCCGTCCCGGTGGCCATTAACTTTTTAGACAGGACAGACAAGCAAGCGCTTCGCTTCGACTAGCCTAAAGGCCCGTCCTTGCTTGTCTGTCCTCGGCGGAAGAGGCAAGCACGAAGGCGGCCCTGGTGTGCTGGCCATCTTTAGATAGAAGAAACAAGCAAGCATGTTTCTTCTAGGACGACGGACAAAGGACTCAAGCATAAAAAAGGGCTACCCAGAGATAGCCCTTTCACACTAACAAGGAGGCGTTTAGTGTTTGGTTGATTCGTTTGCTTCTACTCTGTCCAAAACCTCTAGCGCATACTTGTCAGCATGTCTAACTGCCTCCCTTATTATGTCCATCGCTTCTTCTCTTTCTTCAGCGTCATCTGCTAAAGCACAGAGAATAAACCCACACATGTGCTTGACTAAGTGCTCTATCAACATGTTTGCGTTTATAGTAGCGTTTCTTTCATTAACTCTTGTCATCAAAGTCTCAGCCAACGCTTCAACAGATGTTTGTGTGATTCTATACACTTCTTCATATTCTTTTTCGTATTCGTCCATGACGTTCTCCTTGTTATTGGTTGAACCTATATTATAGGACAGGTCTTATATAATTACAACACTTATTTTTACCGAAGCTGCTGGGCCCAGGTAGTTCCTGGTTTTGTCAGAACAGACAAGCAAGCAGTCTGTTCTAGGGCCGTCCCTCAGAACTACCAAGCGGCTTGGACGATGCTCGGTAGTTCTTGGGCGGTGGTCAGCAGATACTGAACCCTCCGCAGTTTTCAACAAAGTGCTGAAACTCTTTGACGTTATCCACTTCAAAAGGATAGTGTTTGCCATAGTTCTCAACCTCTCCAGAGCCTTTGCAGACGTGGCAAGTATCTTTGCCTTCTGAATAGTGCGCACCTTTCCCATCACCTTTGCAACAATGACAGACTTGTTTCGGCAACGCTTCAATGGATCGATCATAAAGGATTTTGTAGCTCTCGACACCGCCATTGTCTAACTCGATCTTCAAAGCATTGGCAATATACTTGCAAGTCTCCGCATCGATCTCATGCCCACTATTCTCTTGTCCAAGATCATAATCCTCTTCACTGATGACCTCAGAGCAAAGTTCATAAACATAATCCCAAAGCGGTCGCCAATACCAAACATTGTTTCTAAAGTATTGACCACTCAGTGCTTGACCATCGAAATAGTCCTCCCATGCTTTTTCTCTCCACTCTTCTGGCATATTCTCGTCAGGTCGTGGTGGTGCTTCTGTTGTTGGATTTAATCCGTAAACGTCCATTCCCATATCGTTCTCCTTATTATTGTTAAGTTGTGGCATTGTTTAGGAATAATTTTAATGAGTTTTCCTTGTCCGAATTTAATCTTGTTTCTCAACCACCCTGTTATTATACAAAATATCCTATAGAAGTCAACCTTCTTGCCTAAGTTTAAAAGCATCTTTTTCTGCTTTATCTGTATTTATAAATTTAGAAAGGCTTGTATCTCCCGCTACCCTAACCCATATTTCATGCCTACTTAAAAGTTCAAGTAAATCACATACAGTTTCTACCACTAAAACATCACTTTCTAATGCTTCCATGGTTTCTTCTGCAGCTTGCACATAGTTTTTGGACTGATTAATAATATAATCATCACCACGCACACCGATCACGTTTGCTTCGCTGTAGTATGGAACATTGTTTTCAGAGGGGCTAACACCTTCAGCTTTTTCTAAGGCTTTTTCTTCTGATTCCGCCTCTATTGGACATAGAAAGCTCTCAGTCATGTCTATAATTACATTATAAGTTTTCATTGTTTCTCCCTGTTTATTAAAGAATATATATTATACGAAATATCCCATAGATATACAACACTTGTTTTTACAACCCGCTGGGCCCAGCGTCCTCTCCTCTTTGTCAGGACAGACAAGAAAGCACCCCATCGCTACGTTTCTTGTAGCAGCCGTCAACGAAGCCCTGGGACGCCAGCTCTTTTGTCAGAACAGACAAGCAAGCACCAACAGCTACGTTAGACGCACCAGCAGCGGCCCAGGGACGGCAGCACGCGCTTCGTCAGAACAGACAAGCAAGAACGAAGCCCTGGGCCGCCAGCTCCCACGCTTCGTCAGAACAGACAAGCAAGCATTAACACAGCCGTCGTCCCAGGGCCACACTGCTGGTCTTTTGTCAGAACAGACAAGCAAGCAGTTATCCACAGGTTGTCCACAGTCTGTGGTTAGTTATTCACAGGTTACGGCAGAATAAAGAAGCGGCTGATTGGATTTCTAAGGGCTTTGGTCCATGATTCTTCGAGCGAGGCCCAAGAACCTTGGTCCCCGGTCCATATAGGTTCTGTTTTTAGCCCATGGACGACCAACGACTCGACCTGGGACGCATGATAGAGGTGCATCGTAAATTTTCTGGGGGTAGAAGGGCGGAGGGCCTGTGCCAAGATAAAAGCGGGCGCATTTGCTCTCTCTTCGTGATATGCGATCTGGTGTGGCGATAGCGAAACTTTATTACTTTGGGTTACTTTAAGTTCAGCAGTAAAGTACACGCCAGCTGGGGACACCCCCAATAC